AACACTTACAACTACAGTTAATGATCCAACTGCTACAACTACACAGTTTGATTATGAAGCAATTAAGACTAAGTACTCCCGTGAAAGAATTATATTTATTGAACGGCAGAACGATGTAAACAGAGTTGCATATGTTGATAGAGTAGATCGTAAAGTATTTATAGAACGTGCTAACGATAACAATAGAACTACGTATGCAGAAGCTGCTTAAAGGAAACACAGATGTCACTAAAATGGCCTAACAAAGACCCTGATGAAACACTTGACTACAGCATTGATTGGTCACGTTTCTTGGGTACAGATACTATTAGCAGTGTAGTATGGTACGTAGAAGATGCAGACGGTACTAAAACAGAATTAGTCGCATCAGGACCACTTGTGAATGGCATACAGCTAATATCAAGCACATTTACTTCTACAGTTACTACTGCTTACTTAGGTTCAGGTACAGAAAATGTACAGTATTTGTTTACTTGTAAGATTACTACATCAGGTGGTTTGACAGTAGAACGCAGTATACGTTTACGTGTAAGGAATAAATAATGGCATATAATTTTTTAGACCTAGTTAATAAAGTAAACCGTAGACTTAATGAAGTAGAACTTACCAGTGCTAACTTTGCTACAGCTACAGGATTCTACAGTTCAGCTAAAGATGCAGTTAATGCTTCTATTCGTCATATTAATCACGAAGAGTTTCAATGGCCTTGGAACCACGTAGAGGAAGAAGATACTCTTACTGCAGGTGTTACACGTTATGGTATACCCTACGACACTAAAACTATTGATATGGATAGCTTTAGAATTAAAAAAGACAGTGACTTAAATGTCAGTACTACTAAATTAACAAACATAAATTACCAAGAGTACCTTGACAGGTTTTTAGACTATGAGTATAATACCGATACAGGTATACGTGGTTTACCTAAATATGTTTGTAGAACACCTAGTGAAGAATTTATAATAGTTCCTACACCTGATAAAGCATATGAAATAGTTTATGAATATTATCGTAACCCTGTAGAACTAGAAACATATTCTGATGTACCTACTATACCAGAACAATTTAGTCACGTTATTGTAGATGGTGCAATGTTTTATGCGTATCAATTCCGTGGAGATTCACAAGCTTCACAGATAGCTCAGAATAAGTTTCAAGAAGGTATTAAATTTATGCGTACTTTATATTTAAATAGGCATGATTATGTACGTTCAACTGTTATACAACAACCTAGTGTATTGACCCCAAAGGTTTTTTAATAAATGACTACGCAGTGGCAAACATTTCCAATCCAATTTAATGGAGGGTTAATTAGTAGCCTTAGTCCATTGCAACATGGTATTCAAGCAGTAGGGTCTGCAGCCATAATGCAAAACTTTGAACCTTCTCTTGATGGTGGTTATGCAAAAATACTAGGTTATGAAAAGTTAATTGACACTAAGCCTACTGTTTCTACTACTGATGTAATGCAAGCCCTTTGTGTTGTAGATGATGATACAGTCGTAGTTGCAAGGGGTGGTGATTATTACAAAGGGACTGTTTCAAGCGACACTTGGAGTTCTTCATTAGCTACTGCAACAGATATTAATTTTACTACAGTAAACCATCAACGGTATAACTTTACTGGTACAGAAAAAATTATATTTACAGATGGTACTAACTTTCCTGCTATCTATGATGTATCAGCAGGAACCATGACATACATTACAACATCTGCCTCTAACGATGCAGTAGAAAATGCTTCAGATGTAGCTTTATATAAAAGTACTTTATTCTTTGCGGTAGGGACTGAGTTAGTATTTACAGCACCTTACACAGACACAGACTTTACAGTGGCTAATGGTGCAGGTAGTATCAATGTTGTGTCGCCTATCACAGGTTTAGCAGTTTATCGTGACCAGTTAATTATATTCTGTGTAGATCGTATTCTTAGATTGGTAGGTTCAAGTGCTGCAGACTTTCAACTTATTACTGTTACTGAAGAAATAGGTTGTCTTGAAGGAACAACTATACAAGAAGTTGGTGGTGACATTGTATTCTTAGCACCTGATGGTATTCGTACTTTTAGTTCAACAGAACGTATTGGTGACTTTGGTCTTGATGTTGCGTCTAAACCTATTAGACCTACAGTAGATAATTTACGTACTACAAATACTCATTTTTGCAGTGCTGTTATAGTAGATAAAGCTCAGTATCGTTTATTTGGTTATAATACAGCAACACAAACTGCAGCTTCTAATGGCATACTGGGCTCTAAGTTTATTGATCAGGGTGGTACAGGATTTCAGTGGGCTACATTAAAAGGCTTTAAAGCTTATGTAACAGACTCTTTCTTTGACGGTGATTCAGAAGTATACGTTTTTGCCAATGATGATGGTTATGTGTACAAAATGGAATCGGGAAATAGTAGAGATGGTTCAAATATTTCTGCTGTACTTGAAACTCCGTATATGCCAATTAATGACCCTAAAGTAAGAAAGACATTCTATAAACTAGATTTATATGTAGAGCCATTAGGATCATTTAATCTTGACGTTAATATTTTATTAGATCAAAATAAAGCAGGGTCAATACAACCATCACAATTTAATTTTACCAATGCTGGTAGTGATTTATTCTTTTATGATGATCCTAGTTCTACATATGGAACTGCTAAGTATAGTGTGGTTATAGACGAAACATATGCTAATAATCTTGTAGGATCAGGAAAGACAGTAGCAATACGTTTTGAAGATATAGGAACAAACGCAAGTTTTACATTAGATACAGTAGTACTAGAGTTTGCTACTAACGACAGACAGTAAGGAAAGAACCAATGGGTGATACTTATACAAGACAATCGGCAGCAGCAATTGCCACAGGTAATGTTATTACTGCCTCTGATCTTGAAGATGAATTTGATCAGGTATTAGCTGCCTTTAACTCAAGTACAGGGCATGTGCATGATGGCACAGATGCTCCACGTATCTCTACTATCGGTCCTGCAGGTCAATACACAGGTACAGCTACAGACTTTAAGCCTACAGCTACTGGTCTTGACTTAGGTGCTTCTGCCTCTCAATGGGACAATGCTTACATTGATGGTATAGCTTATATTGACACTGCCACTATCGGTGAAAACGAATATGTAACAATCACAGACAATGAGTATGATGTATCTTCTGGCAACCTTACTGTCGATGTAGCTGGGAATATTATACTTGATGCAGATGGTGGTAATATTACACTACAAGATGCAGGTGTTACGTTTGCTAACTTAAACAATGCAACAGGTGAACTAGTCATTCAAAGTGGTTCAGTACCTACAACTGCTGTAACCTTTAGTGGTGCTAATGCAGACTTTGCTGGTACAGTAGATGTAACTGGTGCAGTTACTCTTGATAGTACATTGAATGTAACAGGAGCTATTACAGGCGATCTTACAGGTAACGCTGATACAGCCACAGCTTGGGCAGCAGGTATTGAGATTGCACTAACTGGTGACGTTACAGGTACAGTTACAGGTGTAGATGGTTCTGGCAATGTGAGTATTGCAACTACAGTTTCAGCAGATGCAACAGAACTTGGTACAGATACTACAGGTAACTACGTGGCAAGTATCACTAATGGTACATACATTACAGGTGGTGACGGTGGCTCAGAAAGTGCTGCACTTACTATTGATGTAGATGCTACAGATGCTAATACAGCTTCTAAAGTCGTAGCTCGTGATGCATCAGGAGATTTTGCTGCTGGTACTATTACTGCAAGTTTGACAGGAAATGTAACTGGTGATGTTACAAGTACAGGAACATCAACATTTACTACAGTAGATATTAATGGTGGTACACTTGACGGTGTAAGTATTGGCGATACTACTGCAGCTACATCAGTTAAAATAGACAGCTTAACAATAGATGATGTATCTTCTGTCCCCACTCTTACTGTAGATGCTTCTAGTGGTACAGATACTGCAGGTACTAACCTTGCTATATATTCGGGTGCCTCTACTGGTCAAGGTGCTACGGGGCAGATACAACTTTACGGTACTCTTTCTAATAATATAAGTGGTACTACAGGGAACACACATACAGTAGCTTATGCTTTAACAGAATACGACACTGCTTCATCTAGTAAATACCATCACGATTTTACAGGTAAAGTTACAGCAGATAGAGCAGAGATTGATCAGATATTTGCTGATACATCTATGAACTCCCCTATTTATACTATTGAAAATTCTTTGGGTAGTACGGTAGGTAAATTATATTCAACCTCTTCTACTAATTTTACTATTGGAAACTCTGGTACTTCTGGTTCAAGTGTTCAACTAACATCTACTAACAGTACAACTGTATCTGCAACAAATTCTGTAAACATAAGTAGTGATACTATATATATTACACACAATACTACTAATAATAGTGCAGCAGACTCTATTCAGATACGTGAAATTGGAACTAATGGTAACTATGCTACGTTAAGATACGATCCTACTTTTGAAGCTTTAGGTATAGGTAATAGCTCTTTAGGTTCATTTACGTATGCTGCACGTTTTAGGGAAACTAGTGTAGAGGCTCAAGAGTTTTATCAAAAAGTCAATACATTAGATGTTACTGGTGCAACTACCCTTACATCACAACAGCATTATCATCGTCTTACAATGACAGGTAATAGTACTATTTCTATTCCTGATGCTGCACTAAGCCCTACCTATGAAGTAGGTGCAAGAGTTACTGTTTGGATTACAGGTGCACATACACTAGCTTGGGGTGGTTCTAACATTAGTTGGGATAATAACTCTACACCTAGTTATACAGGTACAGGTCTAACTGCAGATATATACGAGTTTATCAGTGTTGGTGCTAGTAACAAATGGCACGGGCGTAAAGTAATTTCTAATAGTACATACTAAGAGTGTCTAACCTATGTCTGAAGTAAAACTAACTCACGATGAAGTAGAAGAAATGCTAGACCGTGCAGCAAGGCGTGGAGCTAAAGAGGCATTACGTTCTATTGGATTACTAGATGATGATGCACACAAAGACATTACAGAGATGCGTAGCTTGTTAGAAGCTTGGCGTGATACTCGTAAATCAATATGGTCTACCGTAACAAGACTGGTCACTGTCGCCGTACTAACATTTATTGCTGGCGCAGTATGGATGACATTGAACAAGTAAAGGTAAAGTAAAATGGCAGAACTTAGCGCAAAAGAAAAACTTTATGCAAAACATTGGGGGTGGAAAGATAACGGTGATGGTACTTTAACTACTCCTCAAGGTGTAAAGTATGACCATGAAGCTGGTTCAAACTATTCTGAACGTACTGCTTTTTTGCCAAACGGTGAACGTATGGATACGTCTAACTTTATAGATGTCCCAACGACTAAAGTACAAGTAAACGAAGATGGTGTTGCTGAGTATACTGTTATTTATTCTGACGGAACAGTTTCCTATGCAGGTACTGGTGAAGAAGGTAAAAACGAAGCTATGCGAGCACGGCAACGTGCTTTGTCCTATAACAAATACATTGGGGACAATCGTACTCGTGCTGACTTTGCTACGGATGAAGAGTATCGTAATCACACTATCGTTAGAGATATTCGCATTGGTCAAGGTACATACAATTATATTAGAGAGAAAAACGGTAACACTAAACTTCTTGGTCCCAATGGTATTGTCCTTCAAGAAGGATCAGATTTTAATGCTGTCCGTAAAAACATGTATGACAAAGCTAATAAATATTACATGGCAAAAAACATACTTGGCAAAACAGATGAGCCTATATCACAACACCTTATATCTTATATAAAAAACCGTGATGGTTTCACAGAGCAGGAAGCATACCAGTCTATATATAAGCAATATGCAAGACGGTATGAAACTATGGGTAAAATTTATGCTGAATGGCAACAAGCTGCTCAAGAACAGGGCATAGAGTTACCTGAACAGTATTCTGTTGAAGTTCCTACATTCGATCAGTTTATGTCTCGTATGACATTTGTTGAGGATCCTATGAGTTACAGTGAGTGGTATAGGATAAATGTTAAAGGACAGCAACCTGCTGTTACTACAGGTGTAACAGGTACAACTGTGCAGCCCGTAACTGAACAAACTATTACTGGAAATGAAGGTACAACTGGAGGTGTAGATACAGTAGACGGAACTACAGAAGTTACACAAACCTTTCAACCAACTGTAACAACACCAATCATAACCACTCCTACAGATACAACTCAAACTCCTAGTAATATTTATCCAACAGTAACTGATACTAGTACAATTACTACACCTCTACAAACTTCAGGTGTAAGTGCAATTCCACCTAGTGTTACAACTAGAAATAACTATACTGGAACTACGATGCAAAATCTCACATCACAGTCTCAGCAAGGTTTTGGTGGGCAACGTAAATTTAGAAACCAGTTTGGCCAAGAAATTACTGTAACTGTAGATGGAGCAGGTAACCCTATAACCTATGTACCTCCAGGTTATTCACTTGTACAGGGTCAAGCTGAGGGTGGCTCAGTTTCAGAAGATGGGCCTGATGTCCAACTAGCCAGAAAATTTTTAGGTTTTACTGGTCCAGCTTCTCAACTTACAAACTTCTTAGCTGCTAACCCTGCAGCAGCTGCTCGTATGGGTAAATATCAACAAGCTATGGCTGGTATGGCTCAAAATAGGGTTGGTGCACAAGAAGGTGTTGCTGGAACTTCTCTTGAAGATTTTCAAGGTATGCAAAAAAGTTTAGTTGAACAAACCATGCAACCAGTTCAATCTTCTGTAGATAAAATTACACCAGATACAGCAGACTTTATTCCAACCACTGCAGGTCAAGCTGTAACAACAGCACCCTATGCTCAGTCTGCTACTTTAGGTACAGCTGCACAAGTAGGTACTCCAGAACTTTCAGATACATCTACTGTAACTCCAACTACAGTAGCTTCAGATGTAAAAGATACAACTGCAGGAATTACTGCTCAAACAGGTACTGTTTCTGATCAAGCACAAGTTGAGGCTGCACAACAAACAACTTCATCTGTTTCTGAATTAAAGGCTGAACAAGGTACAGCCATCATGATGGACAACCCTGTCCAAAGAGAGATTCAAGATGGTGAACTTATTTCTGGAGCAGCTAATGCAGAAAAAGCTGCAGAATTTACGGAGCAGATTGAGGCAGCTACAGCAGAGCCATCTCAAAAAGCTACGGTAGCAGGTCAACTAGAAAACTTAATGCAGCAGTTTGAAGGGGGTAATACACCACCTTGGGCAGCTGGGTCTATGCGAAATGCTATGGCAAAACTAGCAGCAAGGGGTCTTGGTGCTTCGTCCATGGCAGGTCAGGCTGTTATTCAAGCTGCTATGGAATCTGCATTACCCATTGCACAAATGGATGCACAAACACAAGCACAATTTGAATCTCAGAACTTGTCAAACAGACAACAACGTGCTATGCTTGCAGCACAACAAAGGGCACAGTTCCTAGGTCAAGAGTTTGACCAAGCATTCCAAGCTCGTGTACAAAACTCCGCACGTATTGGTGACATAGCCAATATGAACTTTACTGCAGAACAAAACATTGCGTTAGAAAACTCTCGTGCTGCTAACACAATGAACTTGCAGAACCTATCCAACAAACAAGCTATGGTAATGGCTGAAGCTGCTGCACTAGCTAACATGGATATGGCTAACTTAAGTAACCGTCAGCAAGCTGCTGTACAGAATGCACAAAGTTTCTTGCAGATGGATATGGCTAACCTATCTAATGAACAGCAAACTGCTATGTTCAAGGCTCAACAAAACATTCAAGCCCTGTTCACAGATCAAGCTGCTGAGAACGCTGCTGCACAATTTAATGCTACAAGTGAGAACCAGACTAACCAGTTCTTTGCCAACCTTACCTCGCAAGTTGGACAATTTAATGCGTCTCAACAGAATGCTATGGATCAGTTTAATATAAACAGTACCAATGCTATGAGGCAGTTTAATTCTGAAATGCAACAGCAGAGAGATTTATTCAATGCACAAAACGGTTTAGTTGTTGCTCAAGCTAACGCACAGTGGAGACAGAACATTGCTACACTAAACAATGCTGCTCAGAACGAAAGCAACATGGACTTTGCCAAAACAATTAATGCTCTTACATCTACTAACCTAGATCAAATCTGGCAACGTGAACGTGATATTATGTCGTATGCATTTACTGCACAACAGTCTGCACTTGATAGATCGTTAAACCTATTGCTTGGAGATAAGAAACTTGAGCAGGTAGAGACGCAGCTAGCCGCAAGAAAATCAGAAGCTAGTTCAGAACTATTGTTTAGATTCTTCTTTGGCTCAGATCCTGATGGAATGTTTGGCGGAATATTTAAATAAAGGAAAATAAGTTATGAGTTTTAATTATGGACCAAACTATCAGACATTAGTTCAAGCTTTACAAGAAGGTGGAACTAAAACTTATAAAGCAGTAAGAGATGCTAGGCAAACCAGAGGTCTTGGGGTTGCATCTTCTATAGATTCTTTAGGAGAAAAGCTTGACGGACCACAATCTACAGAAGAACGTATTCTTTCTAGATTTCAAAAAGTTAAAGAGAGCAACGAAAGTTTAAAAGAAAAATTAAAAGAGTATGGCATAGAAGAAGACCCTGTAACGGGAGACATAGAACCTCCTACAGAAGACCCTGATATAAATATGTCAGGAGATATCGTAGATTTTATTGCAGGGTTTGAAGGCTTTAGAGAAAAAGCTTATGACGATTATGGCCAGTTAACTATTGGTTTTGGTACACCAGCTTCAAGTAAAAACCAAACTATAACTAGAGAAGATGCGATGAAAGAGTTATCTAAAGAAGTTATGAAGGCTAGGACTGTTGTACTAGGGGCAGCTAAAGAGTTTGGGTACGACTGGTCTGACAATCAGATTGATGCTTTGACTAGCTTCACCTTTAATCTAGGTCAAGGAAACTTTAATAGACTTCTTAAAGGAGATGACGGTGGTCTTAGAGGAGATGAAGAAATCTCTGAAATGATCCTAGAGTACAACAAAGCTGGTGGTAAGGTACTACCTGGACTTACAAAACGTAGGCAAGCTGAGGCAGACTTATTTACACAGGGGTATAATTCATGAGAACTTTTGACGCACCAATTCCAGGTCAGTCTCTAACTGACACTCCAAAGAATGCTGCCTATGAAAGGCCACCAGAAACTGCTGACCCAATCGAAGCGTTAGATCTACATCTAGACAACCTTAGTAAGCAAGGTGCTATGGAAGATGTACTCTACTTTTTAGAAATGGGTGTGGACTTAAAGACTCTGGTTCAAGGTATACTTCGTAGCGGGGTTGTCGCAGGTATACACTCGATAGATGTAAGTCTTATTATTGCACCTGTAATACACGAACATATCAAAGGTTTTGCAGAAGCAATGGACTTAGAGTTTAATGAAGGCTTTGAAGATAAAGAAGCTGAAGAAGTTATCAACTATCGCAGAGATGCAGCTCGTGCTAAGAAGATGTTGGATAAGCTTAAAGAAGAAGAAGGTATGGCAACACCTATGCCAGAACCTACAATGGAACCAGAGATGGAACTAGAAGAGCCAGAGATGGTAGAAGAAGAGCCAGCTAAAACTGGTCTAATGGCGAGGGTATAACTATGGCGATTAATCCAGTAGGTGTTGTTAATTGGTTAGACAAAGCTGATGCAGCTAAAGCAAAAGAAGAAGATCTTATTCGTAGTAGAGAGGATGCTCTCTTAGGTCTTTACATAAAAAGTGGTGGATCAACTGGCACTGGTAAATCTAAAGACACAATGACTGCAGCAGAAGCTGCTCTAAAGTTACAACAACGTATTGATAACTCTGGTATTGAGGATGAAGACACCCTAAACTATCTAAACAATATTTTAGATGATCCATTTGCTGCTAAAGATGTGCTAGATTTTATTGAAGATCAAGCTACAAATTATGACAGGGTCATTAATCTACAAGACTTACCTACAATGATTAGTATTGTCCAAGCTCCTACATCAGTTGAAGATAAGATTGATTTATTTAAAGAGTTTGATGTTGTTGATCTTACCAATAAAGAAGAATACTATAAACTAGCTAAAAGAATCAGTGATATGACTACTAAAGGTGGTCGTACTGTATTTGTTGATGTGCAACCAGAAGCTATCCAAAAGACTGACTTTTCTGCAAGAGAGAAGCAGTTTGAAGGTGTACTTCAGAATGTAATCAGAGTTGCTCGTGCAGGTTTAGAGAATGATCCTAATAGAGTTCAAACACAAAACGCATTAAATAACTTAAGTTCTTCTGATGCAGGAACAAAAGCTGATGCAAGAGATTACTTACTTTCTACGTTTATTACACCAGACCTTATCACAAGTCTTGAAACAGAAAACCCATCAGCGTACCGTGGGCTGTCTAACAACTTCCTGATCAAACCCTATATTGCAACTTCAGTACCACAAAATCAGATAACATATCCAACACCTCCAGCTGAGGCTATTGCTGCACTTCAAAATAATCCCAGTTTAAAACAAGACTTTGAGATGAAGTATGGTCCAGGGTCTGCTGACGAGTATTTATAATGACAAACTTTTTTGATCAATTCGATCCACAGGAAGAACCGACAGGTAACTTCTTTGATCAGTTTGATACATCATCTGTACAGCAACCAGCTCTACCTGAGCCAGGAACTTATACAGAAAATGAGATGGTTGAAGATGATCGAATGTTTAACATCATCAACAACTATATGCTTGACCGTTATGGGCTTCAGTCTGTAGAGGGTCTTAGTCGTGAGAAGATCGTAGATGATTTCTTAGATAATCGTCGTGGTGTATCTGCAGGTAACACAGTGCGTGGTCTGTCAGAGATGGACTATCTTAACGACATCAAAGATGATCAAGATAAGACTGCTAATGCAGCTGCTGCTGCAGCTCTGTTTGAGAACATGGCAGGTCTGTACTCAGGTGAAACTACACTGGGTGAAAAGGTTAGAGGTACTGGTGACTATGTTCGTACAGCACTACTAGACCCAATCAATTTAGCAGGTGGACTTATTGGTAAGTTCATCGGTGGTGGTGCTGTTCGTGTAGGAACTCAGAGTGCTAAGAAAGTAGCACTACGTGAGATGGCTAAGAAGCAAGCAGCAGGTGCAACCCCAAAAGCTGTAGCAGAAACTGGTAAAAAAGTTTTTATAAAAGCTGTAGATGAAGCAGGTAAGGTTACAACTAACCAAGTTAAAAACTATTCAGCTCAACTGATAGGATCTAAAGGACTTAAACGTCTAGCACAAAAAGGTGCACTGGCTGAGATTGCAGCAGTCACTAGTATTGAAGCTGCTGTTAGTGTTGGTATGGAGTACCTGTACCAAGACGGACTAATCGAGCTGGGTGTACGTGACGACTACGATAAGTTTGCAATGGGTATTGCAGCTCTAGGTGCTACTGCCATTGGTGCAGTACAGGCAGGTAAAGTTGTACTTCGTGGCAGCTCTGATGTAGCTGCACCGTCTGTTACTGTGCAAGAACCAGATGCTAAAGGTATGCTGGTTGATATTGCCAAGTCTATTGAAGAATATACCAATGCTCTTGTACCAAAGACTGGCAGTTGGAAGAACAAAGTTAAGGGTGGTGTAGAACTTAAAGACCTAGACACCGACTTCTTTGTTGATCTGTTGCTAGGTCATGTTGATGATGAGGGTAATGTTGTACTGAAAGGTATGGCTCAGATTGCACAAGAACGTGGTCTAAGATTTACTAGACGTGGTGATGGTGATCTGTACAGCAACTGGATGGCTGACTTAATTAAGCAGTCAGACCCAGCAGAGATTAAACAATTTATCAAAGCCTTTGAGAAATCTACAGGTAATAAACTAAAGCAAGCTAAGACTCTGACAGTCGAAGAGTTTGCAGATACTTTTGCAGCTAAAATGAATGGTGCTGCTAGAGTACTTAATGCTGCATCACAAGGTGCAAAACTAAATGGTCTTTCTGCTAAAGACTTAGAGATAGCAGAGATGATTGATACTGCACTGGACTTAGGATTCCTAAAGAAACCTGACGATCCATATGCAACACGTCTTTCAGAACAGTTACCAGAGTTTATTCGTAATAATCAGAACAGACTTATTAGATTGCTTGTATCTAACCCATCAACTAGTGCACTTAACATGATTGGTTGGGGTGCTAATGCAGGTCTTAATACTGTTTCTGATATGGCACTGATGACCCTACATGCAGGTAGAGGTACACTAGCAAAAGCTATTGGTATGGAGAAAGCTGGAGAAAAGTCTTACAGAATTGCTAGAGCACTTTTTGAGTCTAACTACTTTCGTATGAGACTGTTGCTTGATCCTGATATGACTCATGCTGCATTTGAATCTGCACTTACACGTAATACAGAGGCATTACAAACATTAGCAAGTACATTACCAGGTGGTATTGATAACGTAACACGGCTAGTTACAGATGGTAAGTTTACCCCTAACCAAAAGCTATTCGGTCAGTATACTGACGATGCTGTAGACTTAATTCAAACCTTATCGTTTGTTAAAGCACAAGACAGCTTCACTAAGTCTCAAGAGTTTATCTTTCAAATGGATAAAGAACTTAGACTAGTAACTGGTAAAGGCTGGTCAGAGTTTTACAACTGGGAAGATGCTACAAAGTTTATGGCTACAAAAGAGTATGCTGAGATAGAGGCCAAGGCTGTGGATAAAACTTTAGAATCTATCTTTAGTAAATCTTATAAGGGGCCAGGGCTTGTTGGTGAGGTTGCTGCAGTAATCGAAGATGCTAGAAATATCCCTGGTGTTGGTTTGCTTATTCCATTTGGTCGCTTCTTTAACAACACAGTAGACTTTGGCATTCAAGCTACTGGACTTTCTATTGCAGGTAAAGCTGTAGGTAAGTACTCAGATAAAAACTATAGTGAATTATTTACAAAAGCTGCTGTATCTTGGGGTATGGCATCTGCTATGGTACAAAATGAAAGAGAGAACCGTAAGGCTGGTTTGGGTTTGTACCAAGAATCTATTGGTGGTGAAGTTGTAACTCGTCAGTATGACTACCCTGTTTCATTCTTTAAAGCTTGGGCAAGGATTGGTTCTTATTATATGGATGGAGAAGAGCCACCTGCAGAGGTACTACAACAGATTGCTAGAGACTTTACACTTGAAGGTGTTCTTAGAAATCTAGATCAAACTCAACAAGATGTAACCTCTATATTTTTCTACATGTTTCAAGGTGATATGAAAGAAATGTGGAGGGCTTTTGGTAAGTCTACAGGAGGGTTACTTTCACAACAAGCTTCAGCTATCACACGTTTTGTTGAACCTGTAAACACACTAGCTGGTATTGCTAGGGGTGAACAAGCTAGACCTATTGATCGTTATCAAGGAAGCAAATGGTACAATGACTCTGTTCGTTATATTGACAATATTATTCCACTGTTTACTGGTGAACCAGTCGGTGAAACACTTAAGCAAGCAGCAACAGGAGAAGCTGATATTACATCTACAAA